ATGGAAGATTTTCGTGTCATCTACCGCATTTTGAAGCATTTGCAGCAAAGCATGGACTTTGAGGAGTTCGATTGCGCCGGCTTTACTGCCGAGCGCTTCGGTACGAATCCGAACCGCTTTCAGGCTCTCCTGATTCAGCTTCAGAAGGCTGGGTTCATTGAGGGCCTGAACATCGTTCGCTACATTCGCCAGCCGGAGCGCATCGAGCCGCCCATGGAACCGCATATCACCTTGCAGGGGCTTGAATATCTTCAGGAAAACAGCCTGATGAAAAAGGCCGCCGCATTTGCAAAGGGTGTTAAGGAAATCGTCCCCGGCATCTAACAACCAAATACCGCAAGCGTCTTTGCCCAGCCGGGCAGGGGCGCTTTTTTCATGCCGTTTTCGCTCAGATGGAAGAGCGCCGGTCTCCAAAACCGGATGCCGCAGGTTCGATTCCTGCATACGGTGCCACGCAGAGGGCAGTGCGTACCCTGCCCAAGTCCCATGCGGAACGAGAACCGCGAAATCAAACGGAAGGGACGAGTTCATATTTGATCGCAAGGAAGGAGTTTGTTGCGAGTGAAACGCGAAGATGTAAGCAAGATCATTCCGAATATCACGCCGGAGCAGCTGGACAGCATTATGAACCTGCACGGTGCTGACATCACGGCAAAGGCCAACGAGATCACGACCCTCAAGGCCGAAAAGACCACCCTGACCGAGCAGCTGAACACTGCAAACGGCAAACTGGAGGGCTACGACCCAGAGTGGAAGGCCAAGGCAGAACAGGCCAAGACCGATGCCGCCGCACAGGTGACCGCCCTCGAAAAGGGCTATGCGCTGGAACGCAAGGCCGCCGGGCTCAATTTTTCCAGCGAAAGCGCCCGCAAGGCATTTCTGTCCGATGCCAAGGCTCAGAACTTCGCCATGAAAGACGGCGAGATTCTGGGCTTTGATGATTATGTCAAGACCTTCAAGGCCGCAGACCCCAGCGCCATTCTGCCGGACGGCGGTATGGTACAGTTTTCTACATCCGCACCGGGCGGCAACCGCCAGCCCGCAAACGCACATGAGGCCGCAAATGCTGCATTCCGCGCAGCGTTCGGCCAGAAAGGTTGATTATTATGGCTATTGATGCAATCGCCCGCAATAAGGCTGAGGCCCTGATCCGGGAGCAGCTGGTGAACACCATCCAGCAGGATGTGCCCAAGAGCTCCATCGTGATGCAGCTGGGCACCCGCCTTGCCAACATGACCTCCAACCAGACCAAGATTCCCGTGCTGTCCATGCTGCCTTTGGCATACTGGGTCAACGGCGACACCGGCATGAAAAAGACCAGCAAGCAGGAATGGGACAACGTCTACATGACCGCCGCAGAGCTGGCTGTCATCGTTCCTGTGCCCGAGGCCGTTCTGGCAGATTCCTCCTTTGACATCATGGGCGAGGTACAGCCCCGCGTCCGTGAGGCCATGGGCGCAAAGATCGACAACGCCATCCTGTTTGGCGGTGACCGTCCCACCGAGTGGACGACCGACGTGCTGACCCTTGCCGCAAAGAACAAGGTCACCGGCCCCATCGACTACACCAAGCTGCTGGGCAAGGATGGTCTGTTCTCCAAGGTCGAAGCTGGCGGCTTCGGCGTGGATGCCGTGGTGGGCGACCTGACCGCCAAGGCAGAGCTGCGCGGCCTGCTGGATACCAATGGCCGCCCGCTGTTCCGCTCCGATATGCAGGGTGCAACCACCTACGCGCTGGACGGTGCGCCCATGTACTTCCCCGAGAACGGCGGCTTCGATGCTTCCAAGGCCCAGCTGATCGCAGGCAACTTCAAGAAGCTGGCGTACTCCATCCGTCAGGATGTCACCGTGAAGCTGCTGGATCAGGGCGTGATTCAGGATCCCTCCACCAAGGAGATCGTCTACAATCTGGCCCAGCAGGATATGGTGGCCCTGCGCGTTGTGATGCGTATGGGCTGGGCACTGCCCAACCCCGCCACCCGCATGAACGCAGACCGCTCCAAGGTTCCGTTCGCATTCCTGACCGCTGCGGCTGTCGCAGCATAAGGAGGCCCCCATGCTTTACTGCACCTACGACCAGTACCAGACAGCGGGCGGCACGCTGGACGAGGCTGCCTTTGACACGCTGTGCGCCCGGGCTTCCCGGCTCATCGACCGGCACACCTTTGGCCGGGCAGAGCCCCACGCCGGGGCCTGTGCCGGGTGCGCCGCCCTGCTGGCCGATGCCTGCGTCCAGATCGTCGATGCCATGAGCGCCGCACAGAGCGCCTGTGCCGTACCCGGGGCTTCCAGCGTGTCCAACGATGGCTACTCCGTCACCTTCGCCAGCGGGGCGCTTTCCGAGCGGCTTGCAGCGGAAGCGCAGAGCATCCTCTCCAACGCGCTGGGCAGCGACCCCCACGGCCTGCTGTATCGGGGGTGTTTCTGATGCAGTGCAGCGTTACCGTTGTGAACCTCATCCACGACACCGCCACCGAGACCGACCAGCCTGTCTGCCACGTCATCCCCGGGAGCAGCTGGCGGGAGAAGCTGGACACCTCCGGCGGCGACCCCCAGCGGACGGTGCACATCCGGCTGCCCCCTGCCGCCGGGTATCTGCCCTATTTCCAGTGGGCAAAGCTCCCGCCCGGGGAAAAGGCGGCACACTGGACGCTCAAGCGGGGCGGCAAGCTCATCTGCGGCGCTGTCCGCAGCCTGACCGAGGCCGAGTATGCTGCCCTCGAGAAAACACACGTCTGCTGCACGGTGGCGGCGGTCTCCGACAACCGGGAACCGCTGCTGCCGCATTTTCATGTAGAGGGGAGCTGAGGAAATGAGTGCACCCGTTATTGACCTGAAGCTCAGGTTCCGGCCCGGCTTTCAGGCCGAAATGGACAAGGGCTTTCAGAAGGTCCAGTATGCGTTCTCACAGCAAGTTGCCAAAGCTGTGGACCCTTATGTGCCCTTCGATACCGGTACGCTGAAGAACAGCGTCAACCAGACATCTGACTTCAAGGGCGGAAAGCTGGTCTATAACACCCCGTATGCCAGGCGGCAGTATTATCTGCACACGCAAGGGCAGGGGCTGCATGGAGAGAACCACCTGCGCGGCTCCTACTGGGGCCAGCGGGCCATTGCTGACCACAAAGACGAACTGGTTCAGTTCGCCAAAAACGCCGCCAGAAAAGAGCTGGGAGGTGAAACGTAATGCCCAAAGCGTCCATTACGGCCCTGCGGGACTGGCTCAAGACCTGCCCGCTCATCGCTGAGGAGCAGGATGCCGCCGGTGCGGCCTTCCGCATTGCCGGGCTGGAAGAGGAAGCCACTGCTTTTTCCATTGAGGACAGCCCCACCGACCCCATTGTGGAGAGGTACATCTCCGGGCGGGATCTGGCGAAGAACTACCTCTTCCTGTCTCGAAGGGAGTTCGGGGAGACCGATGTGCTCACCATTGAGAACAGCGGCTTCTTTGAACAGCTGGCCGACTGGGTAATGGAACAAAATGACTGCGGCATCCTGCCTGATCTGAGCAAATGCGGGCACAGCAAGGAAGCCCAGAGCATTGAAGTCACTTCAACCGGCTACATCGTCACCGACGGCTCCGGAAGCTGCAAAATGCAGATGCAGCTCCGGCTCGTCTACTATCAACCCAAACTTTGAAAGGAGACCATCCTATGACTGTTTCCGAAACTCTGGCCGCGCTCAAGACCAAGAAGGGCATCGTGCCCAGCGTGGACTACACCGGCACCGAAAAAGCCGATGATTTCATCTTTGCCATCCAGACCGATGCCTCCGCCCAGACCAAGGAGGGCGATTGGATCGTGTTTGCAGAGCGTGTCAAGGAGCACTCCGGTGCCCTGAACGCTTCCACCGAGGACGTGGCCTATATCCGCGCAGGCACTGTCACCGAGAAGGGCGAGACCCAGCGCACCTTCTCTCTGAACGGCAACCGCTGCGTGGGCGATCCTGCGCAGGATTTCCTGCTCTCCCACAAGATCAAGTTTGGCTCCGGCACTGAGGTGGTTTTCCCCTATATCTACTTCAGCGCAAAGACCGGCAAGGGCGAGAAGGGCGAAGCCGCCTTTATTGTCACTGCCGATGCCAGCGGCTCTGCCAGCAACTCCGCAGGTTTTGCCTGCGATGTGAAGGGTGTTGGCGTTCCGGCTGAGTTCAACTACCTGCCCCAGACTCAGGCCGACACGCAGTCCGCCAAGGCTGCCAAGGTCTGATAACAACACCACACAGCCCTCGTTTCCGGTGAACGGGGGCCCTTTTTGTAACAGGAGGATTTCCCATGATCATCAACGGCATTGAATTTGATTTTTCCACCCTGAACGCCAATGACGTGGATCGGATGCTGGCCGCACAGACCCGGCAGCAGGAACGTGCTCGGACGGAGGGTAGCCGCTACACCCCCGAGAATGATTACCCTGCCTGGCTGCGCTTCCAGTGCCGCATCTTTATGGACTACCTGGATGAGGTTCTGGGCGAGGGTGCTTCTGAGAAGCTGGGGCTGGACGGCAGCAACTTCAACGCCTGCCTGACGGTCAGCAAGGCCTTTGCCGAGGCCATGGCCGCAGAAAAGGCCAGTGTCAGCGCGCTGATCCACCCCGCCGAGGAGCGGGCACAGGTTTCGGCAGCACAGGCCATCCCTGCCCCCATGAACCGTGAGCAGCGCCGGGCCGCAGCCAAGGCACATCCCGCCGTGGTGGATTTTCGGGCACAGGAA